CATAGCGTACATACGTTGTGCACCTCTATTAACGTCTCCGTCACCCATTCCTCTTACAGCGTCAGCTGTAAATACAAATTCGTTATTTGAAAGCATCGCAGGGATGTCGTCTGCCTTTTCTTTTACACCAACTGGAGGTATAAATCCACCAGTTTCTCGTAAATCTAGCTCTGTTACACCTGCTGGATTTTGATTTAATGGTAGGTTCATGATGCCTGATGCCTGCATAGCGTTCTCTTCTGCAGTATCACCACCTCTGGCCATGTTGGTTCTTACAAATTCTGATACTCTAGCATCGTACGCTGTATCATCTTCTTCTTCTCCTTGCGGATTTAAGTTCTCGTAGTATCTTTTTAAATATCCTCTTAATAAACCTTTATCACCTGAGTCTCTTAATTGAGCAACGTCTTGTTGAGCTTTTGCTGATAAACCACCTAAAATCGATGGTGCTGCTATCATAGCTGTTTTACCTATACCTGTTCCTAAAAATTTACCAAAAGCACTAGGACCAAGCATTCCTGTTTGAGGTCCTTTTGTAATTAAAGCTTTTAATGGATTAAAACTACCTTTTCCAAAGAAACTACCTAATCCTCCACCAATACCTGTAAAAGATGTTCCAGGTATACCAAAAGCTGCAGCGCCTATTAAAGCAGCTTTACCTAAATCAGATTTAACCACCTTTTTAGCGGCTCTACCGATCTTCTTTACGATACTTCCTAATCCGTATAATTGTCTGGGTTGTTGCATTCTAGAAATTGGCATAGTTTCTTATCTTATTTTGTTTTTCCAAATAAATCAAGACTTGGCATAATTACTTTGACATCTCTTCTTATTTCTTCTTCTGGAATTCCTTTAGATTTCCACTCTTCATCGTTCTTATATACCTCACCTGTCTTTAAATTACTGATTGTTTCTATTATCTTTTCTGGTTTTATTTCTATCATATTAACTCCTATCAAATTCTAGTATTGAAACAGTGCCTTCAAATATATTACCTGAAGCAGCCGACAATTGTAGTTTATCGTTTTCTTCTAGTATCACAGGTCCATCAGACATAGATCTAGAGTTGCCTGCATTTATAGTATGCTCTGCAAACTGATAAGCTCTTGATGCAGAGTTGTCATATATAAAAGCTTTTATCTCTGTGTTTCCTGCTCCAACATTTGCTGCGTGTATATTTTGTATAATAGCTCTTGATTCAGCTGGTACAGTATAAATGTCTGTAACATCTGTAGTTGTTAAATCAAAGTTTGCGTTTTTATATCTATTGGCCATTGCTCTTACTTGTAAAAAAATTTAATCTTTGTTGTTCTTCTCTTAAATCTTGTTGAAACGTAGTGTTTAATTTATCAACTAATCCGTCCAAGTCTCTTATCAAAGAATCAGCATCTTGTTGCTTGTATTCTTTACCAGGTCTTGTAAATACTAAAGTTATTTTAGCCATTATGGATACAATGTCTCCTCATCTTCTAATAATGATTCTGTAAATGTAGGTGGAACATTTTGAAAATATTGTGTTGGTCTATTTGTATCTATAGTTTTAATGCCGCTAATTACATTAGGCTGAGCTAAACTTTGTATATAACTTCTTGAAAGTTGTTTTGTTTCTGGATTGATTGCTAAATCTCTTGCAATAGCTCTACTTGTAGGAGTGCTTCCAACTTCAGGCATATCACCGGTGTATCCTAATTTTTCTAAATTTCTTTGAGTCATTTCAGTAATGGGTGCATCTCTATTTAATATGTTATCAATTCTATCTTGATTAATTCTATCAAATCTAGCTTGTTCATATTCTTCTTGTGTTCTTGGAGTTCCATCAGGGTTATAGCCTCTAAGATCTTGTGCTTTATCTGATAAAAAACCAAATGCTTTTGTAGCTAAACCTAATGGCCCTGAAATTAAACTTCCAAGTCCAGAAAGAATATTTGAAGGACTAAAAAAATTACCAAATCTATTTGTTCCAACTCTTGGACCGAATTGCGTTTGTAATTTTTGTACTTGATTTAAAACAGATTGAGGTTCATTTAATCTTTCTCTTCCTCCAGCTGCAATAGCTCCAGCTCTTAAATCTCTTCCATAATTATTACTAATTGTATCAGCTCCGGCAAAACTTCTACCTGTTTCTGCATCACTTACATCGCCACCACCTAATCCTCCTGATACTCCAGCATCAGCATCACCAAAACTATCTAAAGACATAATACCAGATGGGCCCATGTTAGGTCCTCTTTCCAATCCACCATGTATATTTGCTTTTAAAATTAAATCTTTTTCTGCTTTTGTAATATAAGCTAATTCTGTTTCTGGTTTATCAGGAGCTGATTTCCATTTTCTAGGAGCTTGCACTTCTGGTTGTTTACCTAAATAGTTTTGAACCCCACCTTGTATTACAGGTTTATCATTATATGTAATTTTTTTATCTACTGCCATTATCTTCTCCCATCCGGTTGTGTGTCTAATCTAAATGTACCAATCTTCCAAGTTTGAGAAGCACCAGTATTCTCAACCTTTAAAGATATAGCTCTAGCTCTTGCACGTGTATCTACTTTACTAGTAGAAGTCGTAACTGTAAAGGGTCCAAGTGGTGAACTTGCCTTTGAATCGTTAGAATAGTTACGTAAATTTAACGTTACTTGTGCATTTCCTGTTTGTGATAAGAAATCAGGTACAAATCTTCTTATCTTCATTATGTTTTCTCCATCACCTTTAAAACTTGCAACTCCTGTTGCCTGACCCGTTATACCTCTTTGTTGTGTAATGTCAAAATCACCGGATTGTATATTTGCTGCAATGGCTGTTACAGATCCTCCTGCTACTTGATCTGTTCCTTTTTCATGTTCATAGTATGTAGTACAACCATCTGTATTACCAACAACATCATACGAATCATTACTAGCTGCATCAAATTCAGTTGCATGTGGTAGACCAAATACAGAAGAATCTTGCCATGTACCTCTTGCCAAAGTTCCTGTAGTCCATACAGGTCTCTGTGGACGTGAGTCTAGATAATTATATGTTACACATCTATTTAAAACAGTTGAACTTTTTGAACAATAGAACCAAGTTATTTCACCAAATAAATTATTTAAACCTACGTTTATTAATTGTGATCCAGTTGTATTTAAATCATTAAATACAAAATCTTCTACTAAACAAACCATAGTTTCTAAATTACCAGAGTATTTAAAGAAACCATTTTCTGAAAACCAATAAGCAGCACCATCAACTTCTAAAGCTGCGTTCTGTCCTATTAATCCACAGTTAGTACCAACTTGTGCAAAACCAAATGTAAATGGTGCACCGATGAAACGCATAGTAAACAATGATGTATCTGTCCAAATATAGATCGCATCCCTACCTCTAACTGCACCTACAATTTTAGATCCATCAGCTAGTCTTTGTGTACCAGCAGTATTAATTGCTGTAGGTGTATATGTATTAATATCTTCTTGATCAGAGAATCTAATAAACATTTCATCTTGTGTAGTCTTATCACCAATCGTTGTTTCGGTTCCAAAAAACACTAAGTGTCTGTCAGGAGTTGAAACTAACATAGTACGTGATGCTGTTGGTGCTCCTGATATAATAGTTGCTCTTGTTGTTACAGCGTTATTAGCATTTGAATCCCACTCGAATACTTCTGCATTGTGTATTAATGCAATAATTTTATCACCAAAGTTATCAATACTCCACATACCTGGGTCAATAACTAAGTCACCAGATGCAGCTTCACCCCATGCAATATAATCAGAACTATTTGTAACAGCAACACCTGCATTATGCGTTGCAGCTGTTGTGTTCCTTACACCTCTTGTTACACCTGTCAAAACACCTGAAGTGATACCTGTGTAAGATATTTCTTCTGTTCCTATTTGTACAAAGTTTGTACCTGATGTTGGAAACTGTGATGCATCGTTTAATTGTATACCTGTTGTTTGTGATGCATTGATTGAGTTTGTTAAACTTGTAACTGCTTCACCTGATACTGTACCACCATACTGTGCAAGACCCCAACCAAAACCAGGTAATTGTTCTGCAGGACCAACTGGATAATAATGTTGAACTCTAATACCACCTGATGAACTTGCACCGCTGCCTGTTTCATTAGAGGGCATTGTAATAGTTATAGTTGTAGAATTAGGTACAGAAGTTACCATAAATTTTTTATCGTCAAAATCTGATGCTGTAAAATTAGAATTTGTGGCTGTAGAAAAGTTATCCAATAAAACTATGTCTTTTGCATTTATTCCATGCGCACCGCTAAAAGCTATTGTAACAACAGCAGAACCATTCGTTGTTGTAAATGCATTCGTTAATGTAGTTGTAGTCTTGATTGGGTGAATGTCATAAAATACACCACCTGTATAAGCGTATAGTATTCTGTTTGTACCTATGATTGCAAACTTATTACCTGCTTTATTGACTATGTGATGCAAGGCTCTTGCTGCACCAGTCATTTTATTCTCACCTAATTGTGCCCAACCACCTATCTTTTCAGGTGTACCATATCTAAAACGTACATTGTCACCATCAACCCATTGTCCTTCGGCTGTGGTTTCTGTGATCTGTTTATTGAATCCTGGTTGGAATCCTATTTTTTGTAACATATAACCTCATTCTATTACATATTCCTTATTGGTGGAATACCCAATAATGGTCGTTTATCAAACAAATTTTTCTCTGCGAACGGACCATTTCTGTGGTTATAATGTAAAAATACTTGACCACAAACCTGACCTTCAAAAGGCTCTCGCCAATGTTCGAGTTCGCATCCACTATACACTAGCATGTCGCCTACTTCAAGCAAGACTTTTGTGCCTTCTGGAGCGTTGGGTTTATGGATTTGTTTATATTCATCTATGACTGTTTTAGCACCTGTGCCATCTATAAATATTGGCCATGGATCACCACCTAGATTTAAGGTAGTAGATATCTCACAACTAGGTCTATCACTGTGTCTTCTCAATATATCACCATTTTTATACAGTCTTGCATAAGAATATGTAGGTAATAAATCAAGACCTGTTTCTTTCTTCATGATAGGTAGCATTTTAACTAGCAATGTTTCCATTACTTGATCTGCGTAATGTGAGTATGTATTAGGAACTTGTTGATCAGACCACGTACCAAACATACCATTGTCATAGGTTATATTGTTTTCATACATAAACTTGACTGCATCACGTTTAAGTAAAAAATAATTGAATATAAAATTAGCTAATTCGTAGTTAACCGCTTTTTTGATTACTTGAAATTTAAACATTAAAACCTTTCTGTATAAAATTAAAACTTACTGATATTCTTATATCATTAGATTCGTTTGGTTCAACAC